ACGTGTTTTGCCTGCGCGAATACAACCGAAAGATGTTGATGCCGGCGGGCGCATCGCCGGTCGCTGCAGATGGCACAGAGATGGGTGACATTCGGTAAGAATTCTGCGGCTTGTACTTAGGAGGTTTTTACGGCTCTCAACCTTGACCATGCAGTTAAATTTTTCGAGCGTCTGAGCATCCGCGACCGCGACACCGGCGTGATGATTCCATTCAAGCTGCGTCAACAGCAGTTGGAAGTCATCGAGCAGGCGAAGGAGCATCTTGCCCGCAAACGCCGACTCTACATTATTTTTTTGAAGGCACGCCGTGTTGGCCTTTCGACGTTGGCAACTGCGCTTGGTCATACGCATTGTGTTGCCTATCCGGCGGCAAAGGCCGGCGCGGTTGCTCAGAACCGAGAGATTGCCAAAAACAATTTTGATATGGCCTGCGACTTTTTCGGCGATCTTTCATCCGTTTATGGAAGATCAGTTTCCAAGCCGACAAGAAGCGAACTCGTATACCCACACAATGAAGGCCGTCCGTCTACCTTCAAGCACTATACAGCAGCTACGATTCACGCCGCCCGTGGACTTACTTTCTCGTCTCTTCACTTGACGGAAGCGGCATTTTATCCCTATGAAGGTGTGTTCACTACGCTGATGAACACGCTGTCGATCGATCCCAACAACCAATGCTTTATCGAAACCACAGCAAATGGCATGGAGGGGCCGGGCGAATCGTATTACCAGTATTGGAATGCTGCCGTGTCAGGAGAGAATGAGTTTCTTCCGATCTTTCTCCCCTGGTATGACGATCCTGCTTATGTGATGGACCCAGCGCTTGCCAAAGATGCGCCGCGCGATGAATACGAACGCTACTTGATGAACGACATCAAGCACTGGAAAACCGGGAAAAAGATAAAGATCGGAAAGGATCGCATTGCGTGGTATAGAGAAACTCTGGCTACGAAATGCGAGGGGATGCTCGATGCGTGGAGAGCAGAATACCCGGCAACTCCTTCAGAAGCGTTTGTAGCAACAGGGAACCCGGCATTTACTACCGAAGAGCAGCAATTTTCGGAACAAAGTGTTATCGATCCTCCGTTTATCGGGCGCTGCGTTTTAACAGAAGATAAAAAGCATGCAGACTTGCAAAAGGATTGGGAAGGGCCTTTGTGCGTGTGGGAAAATCCGCAGCCGGGACACCATTACTTTGCCGGAGTTGATAGCGCCCGTGGTGAAGAAGCCAACCGCACTGCTGGCGATTATGCAGCAGTTTTTGTATGGAACGCGGAGACAGGCCACGCTGCAGCCCGGTTTATGGATCGTGTATCCCCGGACGAATTGTCGGAAATCGCAGCCGCTATTGGTTATTACTTCAACAGCGCGTTGTTGAACGTAGAGTTGAATGGCCTTGGTGCCGGTGTGATGAAGGAACTGCGCGACCGCCTCCATTACCCAAACCAATATATCTGGAAAGGCCGTGATGATCGCGTGAACGTGTCAAGGCAGGGTGTTGCGTATGGCTTTGAAATGTCTGATCGCTATCGCCGCATGTGCTTCAACTTCTTCCGTTCGGCGCTGCACCGAAAAGAAGTAACGCCAAAGGACAGAATTCTGGTTGACCAGATGCTTGCCGCCAAGCTCGAAATGAATTTTCGATGGACAGTTCGCGTTGGCCATGACGATGTTTTGATGGCGGCATTCCTGGGATGGATTGCTAAAGAGCAATATCACCCCCATGTATGCAAAGTGCATCCGATGAAAAATCTTCTGCTTTCTAGGGACGATCTTGAATCGATGCGCGTTCCTGGAGAACGGTCTGGCATGCCGGAATGGACAAAGGACGGATTGGTCACGGCTTTGGGCGGAATTTTGCAAAACGGCAATGACCATCTGAAGATGCTCGATCGCTACAACAGACACAAGAAAGCGCCACAGCGGTTGGCGGGAATCTAGGGAGAGGGTATGGATGAAAATACGACTGGAAAACAACAACCTGATACTGGAATTCGACTCCAGCGAGTTGGCAGCGATACACGATTGTCTCGTGACACTGGGGCTCGGCATTCCATTGACCCCAGCTCCGGCGCAAAACTCTTCCGCATCGCGGGTGGTTCTGACGGACGAGAGAATAGCCAGTCTGGAGATACAGAAGTTGGCAGAACGGAAGCTCCAAAGAAACGCGGAAGAAATGCAAAACAAGCTTCAGGCAGGCGTGCTTCCATTCCGATCACAATCAAGGCCACCGGGCGTGCCTCTCAAAAGTTCTCCGCGTCTGGAGGCGAAGAAGACGGGCATGTTCGCGGGGGAGTCGCAGACCAACGAACCCGTGCAAGCGAAGAAGACCGACAGCACGCCCGAGAAATGTTTCACGAAATTGGTGCCACTTTCAACAAGAACCGGAAGAAGTCTAAGGCGAGCGCCTACGAACAATACCAGCGCGATCTGATGGCGCACTCGGAAGAGTTGGTCATGGGCGAGGCAATTTCCCTGAAGGAGCTGACATCGATTGTCACCGATCTTGAACAGTACATGCGCGACAACACCAACGACCAGGGAAAATCGCAGGCGCAATTGCTTGCGGAATGGCTCACGGTTCCTATGAAGGAGATCGAAAGTAGTAGCGCCGCAACTACTAAGAAGTAATCAAAAAGCATGGTGCTACGCTCAAGAAAAGGAGTGTAATCATGGACCGTGCAAAATATCAAGTGACCGCTCCGCCCGATGAAAAATCAGGTGCAGACGAAATGGAGCATGACAAGTTTTCTACCGAGCGGAAGAATTATCGCCGCCATGGCAAAATGCCGGGTGGCCGTTCTGGAAAAGGATCTGTGGTGAGCGCAAAGCGTAGCACCTTCAAACGCTCGCGCCGGAGGGGTTAACATGCCCCTACGTTCTGGTAAGTCGAACAAAGTCGTAAGTGAGAACATCCGCGAAATGGTCAAATCGGGCCATCCACAAGATCAAGCTATCGCTGCATCTTATCGCAAAGCGGGCAGATCGCGGAAGAAAAGAACAAGTCGTCGGAGATAACTTTTGAGTAACGTTTATACGATTTCTGATCGCCGCAAATCGGACCCGGACGAATACCGCGACCCCCGCGCTCGCCACATTGAAGAGTGGGTTCGTGCGTCTGAAGAATACCGTAAAGACAAAATCGGCGAGAAAGCCTTCAAGGATGCTGAAGAACTCTACTGCATGAAGGATCAGGGAAGTCCCGCTCCGAGTTTTCGCCCGCTGATTCGCATCCCTATGCTCCAGCGCATCATGCTCGAAGAAGCCAATCAAATTTCCGATACTGTTCCACAAATTTACATTTTTTCTGATAATAAGAACCGCGACAAAGAACGCGAAAAGGCGTTGCAGGCGCAATGGTCTTCGAGCAAGGTAAACCAGCACACGCTGATGGCATCCTTGACCGCGCGCTACTGTGGCACGGGCTTTCTGGTAGCTGGATTCGATCCAGATTTGCGGAACGGCAAGGGCGGTATGTGGGTAAAGTCGATTGACCCGCGCCTTGTCGGGTTTGATCCAGCGACTGATTACACTTGGGACCCATCGTATGTGTATTACGGCACCTGGATGAATATCGATGACGTTCGTCTGCGGTGGCCGGTCACGAGCAAGTATGTCAGGCCACGCAATGGTGGTTCTCCGTCTTCCCCGATCGCAGGTGATTCTGGTTATGGGATGCAGATGCCGTCTGGCCCGATGACTTCAATCCCTGGGATGCCGTTCTCTGGTGGGACCAAACACTCTTCGCAGGATACAAGTGTTTTGGTGCGCCACGTTTTTTGCAAAGATTACACGCGTGAGATGGTCGAGACAGCAGATAAGCCCCTTGAGGCAGAGCTGATTGATCCAGAGATGATCCTGAAGTATCCCAACGGTCGTTGGCTGGTGGAGTGCGAAGGCGTCATTCTGAGCGATGGTCCGAACCCCTATCCCCGCCGTTCCGATATCATGGCGCCGCACTTCCCCATCTTCCCGGTGTGGGCGCTTCCTGCTCTTCATGGCGGATGGGGAACGCCAGTCACGTCTATGACGGTAGATATGCAGCTTTTGGCACAGCGGTTGTACACGCAAGCATTTGAAAACTGCATCCGCCTGAACAATGGCGTATGGTTCGTTCCGCAGAATACGGGCATTGATCCTGAAGCTTTTGGTGGTTTGCCTGGCGAAGTTGTCATGATCAACCAGGGAAGCCAAGCTCCTACCTGCGTATCGCCAAATGCGCTTTCTGCAAGCGCGATGCAAGTTCCTGAAAAACTTCTTCAACTTCAGAACCAAGTGCTCGGATTCGGTGAAGCGCGACAGGGAAATCCCGGCG